GTGGCCGCCCCTGCCGGCGTACACGCGGTCGGGCGGATAGACGCCGCATTGAATGATTCCAACCGCGCCCGCACGATCATGGTGTCGGCGTGGTATCCGACTGCCAGGCGGGCCGTTCCGGCGCCCTACGTGCCCGCTGTCGGGCCTGTAGTGCAGTCGCAGATAGCGACCGTGGCCGCGAGTTGGATGCACGCCACAGCGGCAGCGGTGAGGATGATCGGGGCGCAAGCTGACGCCACCGAGGGTGCGGCCGTGGTGGGCGACCGGTTGCCTGTCGTCGTCGTCTCGCCCGGAATGGGAACGCCGCGTTGGATCCTGTCGGGATTGGCGGGCGAGCTGGCGTCGCGGGGATACGTCGTGATCGTTATCGATCACACAGGCGAGAGTCCGGGTGTTCAGTTCCCTGACGGCAGTGTGGTGTTCGGGGATGCACCGACTGTGTCCGACGACTACATGCGCACCCAGTTGGCTGCCAGGATCGCGGACACGCGGCTCACGCTCGACCGTCTCGCCGCGCTCCCGATCGTCGGCGCGCACCTCGACCTCGACCGGATCGCGCTCGCTGGGCATTCCTACGGCGGAACCACGGCAGTGCAGACGATGGCCGCCGATCCGCGGGTCAAGGCCGTGGTCGTGCTCGACGGGCCCGCCGGATGGGACAACGTCGCTACCGCGCCGACCGTGAATGGTCCTGTGCTGCTAGTCGATCTGACGGGCGTGTGGACATCGAGTTGGAATGGCTTCCACGACAGCCGCTTCGAGTCCGTCGAGGTGTCGGGCGCTGGCCACTACTCGGCGAGCGACCTGTGTGCCTTCGACGATGAGGAAGACGTGTGCGGCACGCTGCCCGCTGATCAGGCCGCGACCGTGACCCGAGGAGTAGTGGGTGCGTGGCTCGACTGCCAGTTGCGCGGTATGGAAACGCCGCGATTCACCGCACCTGTGATCAGTTGGCGCACCTAACGATTCCCTAATTGCTCCGCGCGTCTCGGCAACACGCCGCTCCCGCGGTAACGACTCTCAGCCTCTCCACAGAAATCCACTCGCAACCCGAGATGAGGAGTACCCAAAATGAGCACGCCCTACCCGCAGCAGCAGCCCCCATATCCGCCCCAGCCTCCGCAGCCTCCGCAGAAGAAGCGCAAGGTGTGGCCGTGGGTGCTGCTCGCCGTCGTGATCCTGTTCTTCGGTGGCTGTTTCGCCATCGTCGGCACTGCCGGCAAGAAGGTCAGCGATGCCGTAGATCAGGCTTCGTCGTCGATCGCGTCAGCTGCCAGTCAGACCCACGCTCCCGGCGAGGCTGCCGGTCCTGCGCCTGCTGCGCCGCCGCCGCTGACAGCGAAGCCCAACACTGGCAAGGGCAAGACGGTTGTGTATGAGGTGATCTCGGATGCGGACACGCTGAACAACGTGTCGTACTTCGACGAAAACTCCGACATGAAGCAGGAGATCTCGCCGTCAGCGCCGTGGAACAAGACTCTGGTCAACACGTCGACCGTCGTTATCGCCGGTCTCGGCGCGCAGACGACAGGCACATCGGTCACATGCCGAATCACGGTCGACGGCAAGGTGAAAGACGAAAAGACCTCGACCGGCAAGTATGCGGTCGTGAACTGCACAGCACCGTCGTTCTAGACGCTGCGTAGCGAAGGGGACGTCCGCGGTGGACGTCCCCTTCATGCTGTCTGGTGCTTGGCGAGCGCGTGGTTGATCAATGCGCGGGCCGCATCGCCAGTCGCAGCCTGGGCAGCCAAAAGTTCGAATGCGCGTGCGTAGACCGCTATTTCTTGTGGCTGTGTGATCGTGAGTTCGGCAGTGATCGCTTCGACAGTCACCATGCGGCTGTCGAAGATGACGAAGTTCGTCGTCTGCATCGGCGGACCAGACCGGGCGGGGATGATGCCCAGCAGTACGCGAGAGAGCCCCTGAACGGCCAGCAGGCGGTCCATCTGTCCCACCATGACAGAAGGGCTACCAACGGTGGTGTAGAGGGCTTGTTCGGCGATCAGGACATGGAACTTGCGGTCGCCGCGGTAGAGGAACTGTTGCCGCTCTAAGCGTTTGGCTACCGCGTCGTCGATGTCGTCGGGCAGCCGGTAGAAGTCGACGACGTGCCGGAGAATCGCTTCGGCGTAGTCGGCGGTTTGCAGGATGCCAGGGATGATCGCGGGCTGGTAGATCCGCATCCGCGTCGACCGCTCAGCGAGTCGGACCGACTTCTGCTGTCCGCGCTTGAGCCCTGCCGCGTGCTGGCGCCGGTACTCCATGTAGGCGGCGTCGATGTTGTGGACAGTGGCGAGGAGATCGTCGAGCTGATCATTCGCGCCTGTGTGCTCCACGTAGGCGCGAATGTCAGCGTCGGAGGGCTTGATACGCCCGTATTCGATCTTGGAGACCTTCGATTCATGCCACCCGGACACTCGGGCGAGGTCGCGGCCAGAGACACCAGCCCTGCGGCGGATCTCTCTGAGCCGCTGCCCGAGTGCCTTCCGGGCTTCATGAACGCTGTCGGTCACTTGTGACTGTTTACCGCACGGTCGGCCACGTACTGCACGTACGGCGTCGCCGAGGGCCACAGGTGGTTCTTCGCCCACCTGCACCGCCGGATCACCACAGGATCGGTACTCAGCGCGGCCGTGCCGGTTGAGCGCCCGTCCGCGTCGAACAGGTTGAACACCACCCGGTCGTCATCGAACAGCCAGAAGTCGTCGCCAGGAACGTCATTGCCGGCGTCCTGGCGTGCGAGATAGCGGATGTCCTCGCCTGCGTCGGTGTTCAGTTCGGCGAGTGCGAGCAGCCAACGCTGATAGTCGCAGTCCGGATCCGTGACGACGCGAAGACGAGTGACCGCGACACCGCGGTCTGTCGTCGCGCGCATGAGGTCAGACCACGGCTGGAACCAAGCGTGGTCGTCTGGCTCGCCGGCGAGGTACTTCCGCAAGGGTTCGGACTCGGTAGGAACCGCGTAGGTGTCGCGGAGTTCCAGGTGAAACGCTTCTCGCCGGCACTGCCCGAACAACTCAGGCCACGGGTCACCCTTGAGCAGCTGCACCGTAGAACGTCCTCTCACACTTGGGGACCTCGATCGCGGTTTCGTCGGCTGCAAGTTCGAGCTGACTCAACACGTCGGAGTCCACGACGGGCCGCCCCGTGACCGTGAAGGTGCCACGCCCGGTGTCGGTCAGCGTGGCGCCGATGAAGGTTCGCGGTTCCGCGAATCCGGTCAGCAGGTGCGGGATCTCGACGGTTCCCGGACTATCGGTCACCCACCCCTGTACGACGAAAGAGTCCTGGTCAGTGGCGTACAGAGTCGGGCAATCGTTGGATCCGGACCCACCTTTGCCGAGGAATGTTAGGCGCATCGCATTGCTCCCTGTCCAGCAGTGTGCACGGACTTTCCGCACTGATATTCATGATCCCCTGAACTTTCGGACACGTCAGGCTGATCGCTGAATATGAGCAAGTTTGTGCACACTCCTGGATCTGGCGCCGTCCGGTTTTCTACCGTCGAGCCAGGTGCAGCGCTTTTCCGCCGCACCGCATCCCTGCATCGACGAGCAAGGGGGCTTGCATGGCTACAAGTCGGACCGCCGAGACCGCGGTGCTGAATGTGCTGGCACCCGGTGGCCTACTCACACTCGAACAAGTTGCGGCACAGGCGCATCTGACCGGTCGGGCGACACGCCGCACACTGGGGCGTCTGATGGCCCGCGGCTTGATCGGCCTGGCGTACCACTCCCGCTGGACAATCACCCAGCAGGGCGTTCGTGTGACTGGTGGAAGACAGTGAGAGCGCGACCGACCGCGCTGGGCTGGATCGCGGATGAGGTGAGTGAAGCCCCGGAATGGGATGCGGCGCAATTGCAGCGGCTAGCAAGGCATCTGGGTTACGCGATGGTGTGGCCGGCCGCGAGTCTGCTCGCGCTCCCGGACCTTGTGCGTGAAGCCGATGTCGATGCGGTGTTGACGCCGTCGACCGAGCACATCGACGCGCTCACCCTGAATGCGGTGATGGCGGTCGCGGATGTGGAGACAGTGTTGCCGCGGCTGTCGTTCGCGAAATGGCCAGACTTCAACCTACGGAAGGGGTTAGGGTGCTCGATCTTCTGATCGTCGTGCTTCCGCTGTCGGTGGCCATCTATATCGGGATCGTGCGGTGGCCGCAGCGTAAGCCCCGGCAGCGCGGCGTCTCGAAGGGTCGCATTTCAAATGCGACCCCTCCGAAGTGACAGACATCTTGTCCGTCACATGGCCTGACCTGCGGGGCTCTACCCTCGAAGAACTGCGGAGTATCTGACCTGCGGATTTAGGTCGCATCCCGAATGCGACCACAGTTGAGAGTTCCTTCGGGAAACTCTCAAATCTTGAGCCCGACACGATGTCGGTCTCACTCAGTCGAGTGAAAAGCCAATTCCTACGCGACCGCGTAAGAACCTCGTCCGACCGCGAGGAGGAAGGAGGCGCCACACGGTAAGGCACAATCGGATACAGACGCCGCCCGCCGCTCCACAAGCAGGTCGGGCGGCGTCGCCATCTCTCGGGCGTCCAAGAAAGTGCAGGTCAGGTGCTACCCGAATTTGGGTACCCTCCTGAACAGGGGATCCGGAAGCTGCGTTGTGACCATCACAACGCAGCTTCCGCGCCAACCGTGGAGAAATTCTCCACGGTTGCCTCGCGCCTGGACTTTCGGGGGGATCCCCCAAAATTGCAGGTCAGGGCATACACGAATTCGTGTACCCCCAACCGTTACCCAGAGGGATACGGTTCTCGCGAATACCGTCCGCCAGACGGAGGGTATTCACTCCCGCCAGCCCAGGCCGCGACGCAGCCGTTGTGGTGATAACAACGACTGGAAGTAATACGGATTTCGTACTAGAAGGCTGGTGGGCAGTTGGGGTGCTCAACACCTCAACTGGTCGGGTCCGACATGCGAAACGTCAGGCTTTTCACGTACAGGCGTGAAATGCGCTTTCCGAGCCGTCGGAGCCAGCAAGGTCCCGAAGGCGGGCGGACTCGATCGCGCGCATCTGCCGACGGAACCCCTGAACGCGATCAGCGTCGTATCCGCCGGCGGGATGCCGTGTCTGGTCACTCGTGTACAGCTTCACGCTCCAGCCCGCCCTTCCAGTCGTTCGCTCCGCTGTCGACGTATCACCGGCAGTAGCGCCCCGCGGATGATGGCCTTCTGTCGGTCAGTGAGCGGCGGCGCGGAGGCCAGTTGCCTAGCAATCCACTCCTCTTTGCGCGCTTCGTAATTCGACGATCGATGGGAACTCAAGCCATCACCTCGCTTCGGTCCGAAAGCCCAATATGCAAATCCACATATTGGCACTGACCAGCAACTTTACGGGATCGCGTAAAGTTTCCGCCCGACCGCAGGTCGCAGGGGTCGGCAACACTGCCGACCCTTGCGACCAGCTGATGTAAGTCTGGCTTAGGGCAGCTTCGGTTTCGTACTAGATCATGCGGCGTCGATCTGCAGGTAGGTGCCGGCGGCGGCCAGGGTGTTGCCGCTGCCGAACGAGGCGGCCACCCGCATATCGAGCGTGTCGGCGGCCCCGACCGCGACACCGGCGATATCGAGGGTGATCGTGCCTGTCGTTGCGAGCGTTGCCGACTTGATCTGTACGCCGTTCAGGTAGATGTAGCCCGTGATCGTCGCAGCGAACGAGTTGCCCGAAATCGCCATGCGTGCAGTCACGTTCACGGTGCCCGCTCGGTCGACGACAAGTGCGTTGCTGGTGATCGTCGTGGCCGGATATCCGGCGTCCGCCGTCCACGTCGGCACGATCGTCGGCGTCGACGCGGTGACCGACATGGTGCCTGACTTGTTCATCTTCTGCGACGACGGCGGCAGCGCGCCGCCGCCCATGACTGTGATGGCCGGCATCAGCGAGTCACCGCCAGAATCTCGACCACCAGACCGTTGCCGGGTGTGGTGTCGACACCGGTGATGTACGGCAACAGCACGTCACCGGCATCGAAATCCCATGTGCCGGTATTGGTTGCGTTCGCCCCGCCCGCTGTCTGGTCAGCGACAGCGATAGTCTTCGACGTGCCGGTGACGGTGCTGCCGTTCTTGCGCAACTCGACCACGAGGCTTCCCGAAGCGCCAGCAGTGTTGCCGCGGTAGCGGACCTGCGTGGCCCGGATGTTGCGCTCCAGTTTGATGCCCTGCGGTGCGACGTTGCCGCCACCGACCGCACGCGCGGTACCGCCGGTGGTGTGCACGTAATAGATGTCGTACACCTGCCCTGCGGCCGTCGGCGTGCGAGCATCGGACAAGCGAGAATCGTTGCCCTCACACGCTGTGCCAGCGGCAGTGCCGATCGCGAGATTGCTTGTGCCGGCGCCGATCGCGGACCGGGCGTTGGCCTGGCTCGACGCGGTCAGCACGTTGCGGCCGATGGTCGTCGAATCGCTGATGTCGGCGGCTACGTGTGAATGCACGACCGGAGCCTTGCCAGCGAGACCGGGCACGGTGGGGCTGGCAGCAGTGCCGGCGAGGTCGCCGGTCAACTGGATGATGCCCTTGACACTCGACGTCGCGTCGGGCGCTGCCGGGCCAGTGTTGCCCGTATCGCCCTTCGGGAGGACAGCGTCAAGGGTGAAGTTGGGGCCGCCGGTGATGGTGATCGACGCCGGATCGCCAGGCGCGCCGGTGGTTACCGTGCCGACGGTCAAGCCGAAACTGTCGACCGCATCTTGCGCTTCAGTCGCATACGTGGATGCAGCGGTTGCGCTGGAGGCAGCAGCAGTTGCAGCGCTGGTGGCTGCCGCGATCTGCGGGACCGTGACTGGGTCGAGGTGGTCGCCGTTGTCCAGCACGAACACCAGGTCATCGCCGACGAGTGTCACATCGACGATGGACAGGCCACGAACGACGGCCTCACCGTTGGATGCCGGGACCGGCGAAACCTCCGTCAGGTCAACGAGTCCCACCGAATCAACGTCCGGGTGCGCCGGATCCGGGCCCGGAATGTATTCGGGCAACTCGAAACTGAACGGCGCCATCTCGACCTTTTCGCCCTCGTAGTAGAGGTCGAACGTGGCTTTCCACGTCCACGCGGTCGGATTGGTTTGAGCGTTGGGGGCGACCAGCTTCACGCCACGCCCACCACGCCACGTCAGATACCCGAACTCGTCGAGTTGGCATTCGTAATACTTCGGCAACTGCACATAGGTCGCCGGATCTGGTGACGCGTTGGGCACCAACACCTTCGGCGCGCCCGCCGTGAAGGTCACCGTACCGGTCAACGGCACGAATTCCGGAGTGTCATCGATATCGGGACCGTCGGCGATATTGGCCAGGAAGCGACCCACAACACGCCCGTATGCAAGCGGGGGAAGACTTGCCACTACAGATCCTCCTCCAGCTCAGGCGGCATGACAACAGGGTTCGGTGGCGGGTTCTGTCCCGCACGGGTCAACAGATCGGTGAGTTGATCGATGTAGCGCTGAAGCGCCCGGATCACGCGAGCAGCCGCCCGGAACTTGCCACGCTCGGCGGCCATCTGGGTTTCGAGTTCGGCTACGCGGCTCTGCAATTCGCTGACCTTTTTGGCCTGCCACGCCGTGAACGCGCCGATGATGCCGACAATCGCGACACCGATTGCTTGAATCAATTCGGGGGTCATCGAACCCCCACAGTGATTGGGTCAGCCATGCTGTTTGGCCTCCTCGATCTTGTTGCGGATCCGGTCGACCAGCCCGGCATAGGCTTCGGACTTCGTAGCGCCGGTGAACGCGATACCGCGGTGATGCGCCGCGACCCAGGTGCCGTCCTGCTGCTGTTTCGTCTCGATGTGCTCGATATCCCAGAACGCTTCGGGGTCGATGACCGGCCACTCGCCGTTCTCGTCGCGCTCGTAATGAAGACCGGTGTCGAATGGGTCGGTCAGACCGCCCGGCGTGGGCGCCCAACGGATCCGCTCACGCTCGGGTTGCTGCGCCCAGCCGCGGTCGACCAGGTATTGCGCGAGCCGCGCTGCCTGCGGGATACGCGCGACAGCAGGCTCCGCGATCTTGCGACCGCTCGGGGTGCGCCACTCGGGCAGATGCACCACGGTCAATTCCTCGATCAGGCGCCGCACTTCCGGATCGACCTCGGGCACGTCACCGGGATCGGGAAGCTTGCCCTCCTGCGCCAAGCGCATGAACTGGAGAAACTTCGGTGTGACGCGTGCACCGTCGGAGTCGATGTAGTCGCCGTTCTTGGCGGCTTCCTGCATCGCTTGGCGTTCGGCGCGTTCGCGGCCAATCTTGGTGACGATCTCGTCGACGATCTCCTGAGCGTCGTCGCTCACTGGTCCTCCAAAGGCTGCGCCATGATCACGAGTTGAGCGCCGCCGGCATCGAGGGTGTAGTTACCGGTGCCGACGACACGACGCGCGAGCACGTAAAGAGTGATGGTCTGATTTGGTTGCACCACAGCCGAAGTCGAGCCCGGAGTGATCGGGTAGTCAAACCTCGGATACAGCTGCACCTGTGTGTTGTTCGCCGCGCCGAGACCGCCGCCGTAGCCGATGAGCGGGCCGTCAACCGCGGACATGCGCACTTCGATGTCGACGCGGGTGTCACCCAAGGATGCGACGTGGGTCAGCAGGCCCACCGAGCCCGACAGCACGATCGGCCGCCATGCGACAGGCTGGCTCGGGATTGTCATCGTGGCAATGGTTTTCGGGCTGGTGTTCAGGTTGGATCCGGCGGTGAACTGTCCGGAGGCGATGGCCCACGGGCCCGCGAGACGCGGATTGGGTACCGGCCCCCACAGCGACGATGTCGAGTTCCACTCAAGAACGGCGTCCTGTTTGGCGCTGCTCAAGTCGCCCACGTCGGCGGCGTCGGAGATCGCGCCAGCCTCGCCGGGGTCGCCCTGGTCGCCGGTCGCACCGCGCGGGAAGGTGATCGACAGCGCCTGATTCGGTGCGGTGCCGGACAATGCCGCTGCCGCCGAACTGCCGGTAGCGCCGGCGATGCCGGTGCCCGTGAGCGTGGTCGGTGGGCCCTGCTTGCCGAGAGCGCCGAAAGCGTTCACGCTGCGGATCCACTCCATACCGGTCCACAGGTACAAGGCGTTCTCGTCCACAGCGCGCCACGCTTTGCGGGCGTCGGTGGTGTCGAGATCCAGCGCGGCCAGATCGGCGAAGGTGGCGGCGTCGCCCTGCCAGGTGAACAGATACGACGGGCCGCCTTGGGGGCCCGGATCGCCAGGCGGGCCCTGGCGGATCTGGACCAGCACTTCACGGCCGACCAGCTCGAACGAATTGACCGTGACCGGCAACCCGACCATGTCGGGAACGCCGCGCATCGTCACAGTGACGTCGGCGTCGAAGACGGTTGTCATGGTGCTCCCGTCACCGGCACCGCCCACACAGCAGCGTGTGCGCCGGTCCGGGTGTAGTAATAGGCGCCCGTTCCTACGGAGCGGCGCAACACGAGGTAGATGGCGGCAGCAGAGCCAGCGGCGATGACTCCCACGCTCGATGCCGGTGTCATGGCGGAGGTCTGGAACTGAGGAGTCAACCGGTTGATCCAGTCCAAGCCCCACGCGAAGCCGGGACCTTGGGCAACGATCTGCCCGGAGGCCGAACCGATGTGTGCTTCCAAGTCGACGAGAACCGAGCCGTCGTTTGCCGCGGTCCGCACGAGCGCACCGCCGGTCACCAGGGGCCGCCAGGCGACGTCTTGCGCGGGCACGTTGACGACACAAATGGTGTTCGGGGATGTGGTGACATTCGACTGAGAAGCGGCGAACCCGGAAGTGCCGTCCCAGGCTTGGTTTTCCACCACCGTCCACGGTCCACGCCAGCCGGGGTTGCCCTGCGGGGTCCACTTGCTGGTCGTGGAATTCCACACCGGTACGGCACCATTGGCGGTTCCGCCGCTGTTGTCGTAGTCGCTGGCCTGCCGCAGTGGCCCAGGCGAGCCGATCGGGCCCTTCTGCCCCTTCACACCGCGCGGCACAACGAGGTTGAGAGTCTGATTCGGCGGGCTGCCGGTGACGGTGGCGACGAGGTCGGAACCGACCGCACCGGTGGTGACGGTGCCGATGGTGAGGGTGTTCGGGGTGCCGTCGGGTCCTCGTCCGCCGATCGCTTCGGTGAAGTTGTCCCACGAACTACCGTTCCAGTAGGCGATAGTGTTGGTCGACAACACCCGCCACGCCTTACCCGCCTGCGCCGCACCGAGTTTCGGCGCAAGTGCTTGCAGCGCGGCTTGGTCGGCGATATCGCCTTCATAGCGCCACGGATACGCGTCCGGGCCGGTGATCCCGGTATCGCCCTGCGATCCCACCGGCATTTCCAGCGCCCCATCAGCGGGGGTGGCTTGCATCGACTGCGCGATGTCGCCGGCGCCGATGCCCTCATCGATGCCACGTATCAACGCCTTGTCGAAATAGTCGCCTACAGTTGACAATTCGGTCTCCTAGACGGGCATGGCCCACACGACCAGCGAGGCACCGGATTGCCGGTAGCCGATCTTGGCGGTGCTGCTCGCCGACCCGACCCGCTCGACGGTGACCACGATCGACGCGGACTGGTAGGCGGGGACGGTGGCGTAAGTGCTGGACGGGGACAGGGGTTTGGTGCCCTCGTCGCCGTAGGTCGGGTTCAGGGCAAGGGGGTTGTATGAGCCGTCGATTCGGGCGCCCGCTGCGGTGGCGAGCATGATGCCGTTCGAGTTGTTGAGCCGCGCGTAGGCGACAGCGTTCGTGCTCGATACCAGCTGGCAATAGATGGCCAGATGCCCATACACAACCGGCCGCCACTGGAACGGCAACGCCGGCAGGGTGAAGGTTCCGGCGATCAGCTTGTCGGTGGCCACTTCCTGATCGGCGGCGAAGTCGGTGCCCCACCACGACCAGGGGCCGAAGCCTCCTGGAGGTGGCTGGACACGCCACTTCTTCGCGCCCAGGTTGTAGGCGAGCACGCTGCCCTGAGTCGGGCCTGTCGAGTCGTCGTAGTCGGTGGCGTCCGAGATCGCACCAGAAGCGCCAGCCGGACCCGGTATGCCTTGCAGACCGGCAGGGACCGTCACGGCCACAGCCAGATCGGGGCCACTGCCGGTTACCTTGACCGCGGGAACGGTCAGCGCCGGATCGTGCAGCGTTGTTGTGGTGATCGTTGTCGCTGGCGCGTTAGAGCCCTGGTCGCCGACAGCGTCGGGGGAATGCACCCACGACGTGCCGGTCCAGAAGTCCATGCCGTTGTCGTCGAGGCGATGCCACCACTTGCCGCGATCGTCGGCGCCGAGCCCGGTGGGGCGGGCACCTGCGTTGGCGATGGTGCCTACCTTGATGAACGGAGCCTGTGCCGAGCCGCGGTCACCGATCGGACCGTCGGGGCCGTCCGGCAGCGGCAGCGCCGCCGAATCGGCGTCCGGGGTCACGGTGGCGGTCAGTACCGGCAGACCGTTGATGTCGACGTCGCGGTCGACGCTGATGTGCGCCGGGAAACTGGTATCGGTCAACGCTTTCGTCCTGTCAGAAAATCAGCAAATCGAGATCGGCGCCGACATCGGTGGAAATGTCATGAATGGCTTGCGCCATCTTCTGCATCCTCGCCCACGCCTTGATCATCGAATCTTCGTCGTCGGCGCCATCACCAATTTGCAGTTCCCAACGCGCACCCTTTTGGCGGTCGTCTGTGAATGTCATTTCGGTGATGTAGTCGGTGAATAATTGATCGCCGACCTGGAATCCGATCTGATCACCGAGAGTGAAGTCTTTGCCGATCAAATACGGGGCGCCGTCGCCGACGGATACCTTTTTGCTCACATAGCCGCGGCTGTCATGCAAGCCTTTACGGCCGGCCATTACGCCATCGAGGGTCGCGGCTTTGCTGCTGTTGGTGACGACAAGTTCGTTGAACGCGAACGGTCCCGCACGCTGCGTGCGTTCCTGGTCTTCCCACACCCACCAGGCCAGGAACACGTCGTCGAGCTGGCCTTGGTACAGGCTGTCCAAGCCGGGCACGCCGATCAAAAGACCGAGCCAGGCCAGCAGATTCTTCATCGCAATTTCGATGCCGGCATTCACCCAGCCGGGCGATTTGCCGCCGACAATGACTTTCGTCGCAGTCGGTTTATGAACCGCTAGCTCGGATTCGCCGATACCCGAATACTCACCTTCGAGATACCACACATGCGGCAGCCCACGGAAAGTGCCCAGAGGGCCCGAATAGCCGTAGACCGATTCATACTCGGATTGGGCATTGAAATCCGGATACCGGACGAGTGTGGTGTCATCTACGAATTCTTCGATGAATTTCACGACGCCGTCGAACATCGTGCCGCTCGGGCCCACCGATCCCGATTTGTCCTCGGTGCCGATGACAACCGTCGGGCGATCGAGATAGTAATACTCCGGGGCCGGTTGTTCGTCGCCGTCCTCGGGCAGGAAGAACCGAGCCGTCAGCATCACACCGGTGCCGTCGAGCAAAGGTTCGAACAGCTGATCGGCCATGTCGAAACGCGCCGATGCCGCACGCCACACGCTGGTATCGGTGGGGATCCACACCGGAACCAGAGCGATAGGCCACAACGCGCCGGTCTGCGCCCACTCCGGGGCATCCAGCCAGTTCGCCGGCAGCGACCACAACGGCATCTGCAACCGGATCAGGTTGCACGCCAGATAGATTGCGATCAGAGATTGCAGCGGGGCCGCCAGCACCATGTGGCGCGGGAACTGCGCCAAGAACGGAGCAAACGGACTGGCCCACAACGCAATCGCGGCGATGACCTGCCAGACGTGGATGGCCTCGATGTCGACGGTCTCGACGCCGTTCTCGTCGCGGATCAACGCAGCACGGGTGACGAAGCCGTCCCACCGATACGCGGCCGTGGTGACCGTGATCGGGATCGTGGCGTCGGCGCCGTCGGGGTTCTTGAAGAAGTGGTCGAAATGAACCATGTCGGCCCTGGGGACCGACATCTTCAACCCGCCGGCGGCGTTCTTCTTGATCGAGAATTCGAGCGAGGTATACGCGCCCTCTTCGCCGACCTCCTGAAGAAACTTGTCGTAGTAGCGGACCAGCGCCGTCTGATCGGTCCGATACGCCTGGTCAGCGAGTTCGAGAGCATCCATGCGCCGCGCTTCGGCGGCGTCGTTCCACGCCGCCATCAGAACGGCCTCGACGATCTCGGCGACACGTCGACCCGCACCGAGGAGGCGGTATTGCCGCCATCAACGCGCACGACGATGTCGGTGCTCGACCACGCCGGCATCGACGCGAACCAGCGACGTCCAGCCAGAGCGCCCCACACGTTACGACCCGACGGATTGTCGTCGCTGTACACGCGGGCGGTGCGATGCCGCGGATGGGTATCGATGCGCAGGGTCTCGCCGTCTTCGATCGGCGGTGTCTCCACCACACGCAACGCCGCCGGGTCCGTCGGATCTTGGATCCAGTACTGGCCAGGGCCGTTCATGGTGTAGCGGGGCCACGCCGGTTGATCGGCGGCGTTGCGGACACGGACAGTGCCTTCGTTGCGGCCGTCCTCGTTTATCCACACGTTCGACTCACCCAGGTGTGCCGACAGCGGATCCATCGCTGTCGCCGACAGCTGATAAGAAACCGCGGCGTTGAGCGCCGGATCGAACGCCTCTACCGGCGTCGGTGCGCCGTCAAGCTGATAGCGGCAGTACCGCCAACCCTGATGTTTGGTGTAGGTGCCGACCGTGCACGGAACATCGGTTGACCAGCCACGCCACCACGCGTCATGGATCGCGCGCATTTCGGCGACCGTGCCGCCCTTGATGAAGACAATCGCGTCCCAGTCCTTTTTGCTGCGCAGGCTGCGCAGGAAGGTGGCGCCGTCCTGGCGCGCACCTTCCGACGTGATCAGCGAGACCGGCGCGAACATGTGCCCGGTCTGCGCTGTCAGCCACACCCCCTCACGGCCGGCACCTGCGCCATGCAGATGCCAGACACGTGAGTTGATGTCCCACACAACAGTTTTCGTGGACTCAGACAGAAGGAGAGGATTCATCGTGCGAAACCTCCGGACCGCTGCATTGCCAGGGCTCGTCGCCGCTGTGTGCGTTCGATAGCCTGCGCAACACCGCGCTCGTTGTAGCCGTTGAATTGGTAGGTGTCGCCCCCGCCGCCACCCATGCCCGCGGCCATACCGCCGAATGCCAGCCCGGTCTGAAGCATTTCCTTCCAAGAGTTTTGGAAGTACTGCGCGAGACCTTGGCCCTGCTTGGTGGCCAGCGACGCCGCTTGCGTGCCGAGATTGGTCAGCGCCGCCTCCGGAGTCGGCGCCATGTACCACGGCGCCGAGCCAGAGAACAGCTGCCCGACACCGGGCAGCGAGGCAAGCGGGTGCGTGCTGCCGTCGCCGACGGTGTAGGTCGACTGCGGCGTGCCCGCGGGAGCAGGCGGTGTCACTCCGGGTACGCCCGGAACTGCCGGCACGCCGGGTGTGCCGGTGGTGCCGACGGGCGGCACATAGCCGGGAGCCGTAGGTGCGCCGACGCCGGGGATAGTGCCGGTCGGGGCTGCGGGTCCACCCAAGGCGGCAGGCCAGTTGGTGACCATGACCGGGGTCGGTCCACCGGGCGTGCCGGACGCCGATGTGCCGGATCCGCCGCCGGTGCCCGATGCGGATCCGCCCAGTCCCCCACCTGGAGTACTGCCCCCACCGCCGCTGGAGGTGCCCAAGCCGCCCGCGGGGCCGCCCAGGTCGCCGCCGAGTAGCGCCGACTTCGGGATGTACATGTGGTGGTCGAACATCGGGTCGGTGACATCGGTTGCGCCAGCGCCGATTACGACACCGTCGCCGCCGCGTGATTCAACCTTCGTTCCGTCGCCGAGCCGTAGCACGGTGTGCCCATTGGCGCCGCCGCCGTTGTCGTACCAGGCGATCGCGATGTCGCCGGGCCCGCCCAGGCCAGGCTGTGCGCCGCGCGCGGCGAGCCAATCGCCCTCGTTCATCGTCGACATGCGGGAGTCGAAGTCGGGGCGACCCATCGCGTTGTTGATGGTCGCCGCGACCATGCCGGAGCAGTCGATCGACGACCGCGAGAATCCACCCATCTGATAGGTGGCGCCATCCATCGATTCGGCGAAGTCCTTGCCGGGAACCTTGCCGCCCGTTGCGAACTTCGGGACGTCGCCGACCATCGCGCGCAGGAAGTCCGGCGAAGGCACCCATCCGGCGTTGATCGCTTCGAGCAGCGGCAGATTCTTGCCCGTTGCCCGCGCGTTGACCACGTATTCGCCGGTCGACGCCGCGATCAACATCGAATCACTTGTGCCGGTACCGGGACCGTTCAACAGGCCGCCGGTCGCCATGTGAGCGTCGGCCCACTGCACGAGAGAATCACCGAGACCGTTGGCGCCCTTGCCGCCGATGCCCGGAACCCAATCGGGGATCTTGACCTTCTGCAAGATCTGTCCGACGGCCTTCACCGCAATGGCGATCGCCTTGACGATGCCGTTCCAGACCGACGACACGGTGTTGCCGAGGTCGGAGAAGAAGCCACCCAGACTCGACAGCGCCGGACCGATACTGTCCTTCGCCCAGGTCACCACCTTCACCGCAGTGTCAGTGGCACCCGAGATCGTGTCGGACAGCGCCTGAAGCGCCGGCATCACGATCGGCATCAGCACGTTCGACACCAGCCAGGTGAACGCATCGGTGACCTTGGTGATGATCGGCGCGAGTTGGACGAGAATGTCGACGATCGGCGGCAGCATCTGCACGGCGAGTTGAACCAGTTGCGGCAGCAACGGAGCGACCGCGAGGATCAAGTCGCCGAACGACTTCGCGATGACCGGGATGACCGGCATCAACGCCGAAATAGCCTGTGCCAGAGCATCACCGATCACGCCAGCCACTTCCGCTAGCACCGGCTGCATCTGCTGGAACACCGGCATCAGGGCGTCAGCCAGTTGCTGAATCACCGGCCCAAGAGCGTTGAAGATGGTCGTCAGCGCCGGAGCCAACGCCTGGACGATTCCTGAAACCACTTGCGCGACAACAGGAATGATCGGAGACAGGGCAGTGACAAGCGAGGCGAATGCGGTACCGAGCGGGCCGATCGCCGGAGCGAGCGCGGTCACCGCCTGAGCGAGCGCACCACCGACCACCTGAGCGACCTGCGAAATCGGCCCGATCAGAGGCTGAATGGCCGGCATCAACGCACCGAGCAATTGGCCGATCACCGGTAGCACCGGCTGCAATCCCTGGGCCAGCGAGGAAATCAGATCCCCCAACACGGGCAGCAAGGGCTGCAACGAGGTCAGCAACGTCGCACCTAGCTGACCGAGCGAAGGCATGATCGCGCCGAGGGACTGCCCCAGCTGCGCCAGGAACGGACCTAGAACGGGGCCGATGATGTTGCCGACCTGAATCAGGCCGTCGATCAACGGCTTCAAGCCCTGACCGAGTCCTGAGAGGATGGATCCGAAGTTGGAGACCAGTTGAGTCAGCGAGCCGTTGTTGAACGCGTCGGTGAACGCCTGGCCGATGTTGCCGACCAGGCCGCCGATGTCGGCGCCGATCTGACCGGCCACAGGCGCGAACGCCTGCGACAGCGACAGCACGCCCTGTGTGGCCTGCTGGAGGCCGGGGCCCATCGCGTCGATCGTGTCGGCGACGCCAGCGAAGATCGATTGCACGCCGGCCAACGCCTGCGGGGTCTGCCAGAACGCAGCGAACTGCTTGGTCAGTCCATTGATCGACGTCCCCACGTCGACCATGCCCGCCTTCAGTGTCGGCAGTGCCGCGGTCGCGAGTTGTTTGATGCCGTCGGCCGAGTCGGCGAACAGAGCATCTTGGGTCGCCTTGGTCAGGTCATCCCAGACGGGTTTGATCGACTCGGCGGCGAGCACGAAATTGCGGGCGTTCGGGGACAGTTTCGCCAGCGCCTCAGCCGCCTTGTCCTGCGCCGATGACCCTTGAGTCATCGCGTCGGTCAATGACTTCTGGGCGTCCTTGACGTTGGTCTGGGCATCGACGACGCCCTGTTCGGCGTCTTTGACCTTGTCGTTCGCCTCTGCCAGCTTCTCTTTCGCCGCGACAACGTTGTCCGCGCCCTCGACGCCCTTGGCCTGCGCGTCGTTGGCCTTCTCCTGAAGCTTGCGGTTGGAATCCTGGGTCTCTGCGAGCCGCTGTTCGGCCTCCTGCACGCCCAAAACCGCGCGCTGCCGTTCCAGCGCCGTCGAGGTCGGATCCCCCAAGGTCTTGGCAAGATCGGCCTGCGCCTCCTGCAACGACAGCTGGGCGTCCTTCTCGTTGAGGGCCGCGCCCTTCAACTGGAGCCCGTAATCCTGGAGCTGCTTGGTAGCTTCCTTGCGGGCACTGGTGAGGTCCTTCTCAGCGCCTTCGGCGGACTTCTTCGCCTGCTCAAGGTTCTTCTCCGCGGTACCGACACCACGGACCGCTGTCTCTACCTGCTTCTGCGCTGCGGCAACAGCTTTCGCCTTCGCCTGAGCGTCGCTGCCCGCCGAGTCCTGGGCCGCGGTGATCGCCTTGAACGCGTCACCGATCCCGTGCAGTCCTACTGCGACAGTCGCCGCGGCAGCGCCAGCGGCTGGGCCGAGGGCGGCCAGGCCGACACCGAGTGCGCCCACTGCACCCAGAGCGACACCGGCGGCGCCTCCGATGCCGGCGACAGCAGTCGCCGCAGCAGAGGCGCCGCCAGCGGTTTTGCCGACGCTGGCCAGCGAAGTGCCCAGTCGGCTTATTGAGTTATGATCTACGTCGGTCTTGATCTTGACCGGATTGCGGTTGGCCTGTTGCTGGGCCTCGCCCAGCTCACGCCGGATAGCTTCTTTGATCCCGCGGGTCTCAGCGACCAGCGAGATGTAAGCGGTCGCCAGTTCCATTCCGTTGGACATCAGGCGGCCACCTCCCAACCTAGGAATTTGTCCATGTCCTCGATCGACATGGGTGCATCGCCGTAGCGTTTGATTACGGGCTCCACGCCTGGACGCGGAATGCGAGCGGGGCGGTTCCGGTTCTTTTGTCCTGCTTCGGTTTTCGCCCACCAGAGAAGGTGGAGCGTGTCTACCGCTTCAGCGACGAGCATTTCCATCCGGGTCCACGGAGCCTCGTCCGGAGGCGGATTCATCGCGAGCCCTAGCGCGGAATCCTCGCCCAGATGAGCGACTATGGCTTTGAGGTCACCCCAGGTGAGGGCATCGGTGCCGAGGTCGCGCAACCGCAAACCTCGGTCGATGAGATCGAATTCGATTGCCTCGCGGTACTTTTCGATCAGCCCTGCGAGGCCGAGGATTCCCCCTCGTTGACACCGGAATGCTCACGCCACTTGTCGAGCATGTCGCGGAACTCGTCCGGATCCATGTCGTCGACCGCTGCCAGAGCCTCGTCGTCGAGCGTCTCTTCGAGCAGCGTGTAGAACGCGTCCACCTGCGAGAGCTTGCGCATCCGGCGCACCTGGCCGGGCTTGAGATAGGTCAGCGACGGCAAACGAACCTCGACCTCATGGGCACTGTCGCCGTCGGTGGCAGTGACCATGTAGGAGAAGTCGTCGCGAACGTAGTCGTCGGTGTTCTTCTTGGTGGCGCGGCGGCGCCGATTAGCGGGGGCAGCAGTCATGATGCGCAGACCTCTTTCACGTTGTTGCGCAGGCAGTTACGAATTGCGCGCGGGCCCCAGTGATGGCGGGCGGGCCTGCGCATAGGTGATCCCGCCATCACTGGGGGAATTGAGGGCTACTACGCGCCCGTGGCGAAAACGCCGTCGTCGTAGTAGCGGAGGGCCTTGGTGCCGGTGGCGTCCTTGAACGCCTCGACGGTGACCTGGAAACCCATGAGCGTGTCGGACTTGTATCCGTTCTCCGACACTTCGGAGATCTTGGCGTCGGGCAGGACGATCCGCAGCTTGCGGGACTCCTGTTTCATGTCGAAAACCCACGCGCCGTGCGGCAGCACCAGGCCGTTTTCCACAACCTTGATCTGGGTACCGGTCGTTTCGGTCGCAGCCGTCACAGTGACGTTGCTGGTGCCGAACACGGTCCGCAGGACGTCGGCGTCATACACCGAATAGAGGGTGAACTGAAACCGCACCGAGTGCTCGGTCTGCAACTGGGCGATGATGTCAGAGTTCCAGTCCTTGATGGCCTGGACCTGACGCTCACCCTGAGCGGCGAGACCGTCTTCGGAGACGTATCCGAGCTTCTTGAAAGCCGCGTCGGGGGTGCCGGCAGCGTCGGTGGGGACGGTGCTACCCAGCGGTGCGACGAGGATGCCGCCGGTCGCCTGAATATCGGGGGTGCCGGCGCCGATGAGATTACTGTTTGCAGCAGCCATGAGCTGTGCTCCTTCAGGATTTGCGCAGGCCCGAAAGAGTCAGAAGTATTGAGTTATGCTGGCCCCGAAGGGTTTACAGCGCGGATCCGGTGACGTGCAGTTCGATCGTGACCAGATAGCGGGGTGTGCCGCTGCCGAGATCCGGCGACGACGCCATCCCGACATCAATGGCCTTGTCACACCAGGCCGAGCCGATCCATCCCGGCGCCGCACCCATCACAAGGGCACGCACCACACGTGCGAGCGTGGCCGCCGCGATTTCGTCGTTGTCCCAACATTCGAAAACGATGCGGGGCATATCTGTTTTCACGTCCCGCTGTGGACCGCCAACGCGAACGACACGAACGAACCGCGGCGGGCGCGTGGTCGGCACTTTCGACACGACTCGCGCCGAGTCACCGCGGCCGTGCAACTGGCTCGACAGCCACGCGGAAACCTCGGTCTCGATATCAGGAAAGAGAACCGCAACCATCAGCCGCGCCCCTCGTCCAACGCCCTGAGCAGGGTGTGGTTTTCGGCGTTGTCCTGCATCGCTTCCCACGTCGCGGTCACGACACTGGCACGCCAACGCCCCTGCGGGCGCTTCTCGCCCTGCCTGCTGCCCGGTTCATAGCCTTCACCGGCGGCCTGCGCGATCTTCTCCGCACGTGCCTCCAGGTCCGCGCGCACACCAGGTGCGCTCCGCAGCTCGTAGAAGGCGCGGTTGTTGAACTTGATGCGCATCAGCCCTCCACTCTGGTCAGATTGACCACAGCGCCCGGAGCCCACTGAAAGGGGCCGTGGTTGTAGTCCTCGGGATTGCCGACGACGTCGTATTGACCGTCCGGCAGATCGATCCGGTCATGAGGACCGGCCGGGAAGCCGGGCGGAACCATCAGCACCACATCCACAACCACACGGTCATGTCCCGCGAGAGCGGGTTCGGTCGACGACGGGACATACCAGCCATAGACACGGCGCTGAGTGCCTGAACTGTCCAGCGGCGGCGTGTAACCCCAGACGTCGTTGCCGCGGGCGTCTTGGCCGGTCACGCCGTAGCGATGCACACCAACGGTGTACGGAGTGGGCAGAAACGTCATACGTCCCCCCACAACGGCACGCCCGCAAGATCAGCGCCGCACGAGCAATACAGCGCCCCAAACGTGAGCGAGCACGTATCGGCATGCACGCTGCCGCACAGGGGCACAGTGTCGACTGAGAACGCCTTGCCTGCCCCGGAAGTGGCGCACAAGTTCTGTAGCTGCTCAATCTCACTGGGCCAGAACAACGACCGCCGGGTCTGGCGAGTGTCGAAGGTCTGCGCGTACGGCCCCGCTGTCTGGGTTGTTACCGCCCCGGTCCCCGAGTCGTTCCAACGCAGGATCGCACCGCGCAGAATCGCTTTCAACGCAGCCTGCTTGGTGAAGCCCGCTTCGGCGATGCAGGGGGCGGCCTCAACAGCCAACGCCTCAGCGTCCGCGATCATCGCCTCAGCACGGTCCGGGTCGATGCTCGCGAAAGGTGTGAGGTCTTCCTCGGTTATGAAGTCGCCCATAGCGATTACTCCTGCGATGTGGCCTTCACGGCGCGCTTGCGCGCGGGTCCGCGCCTGGGGGTCGGCTCGCTGTCGGCCGGGATCCATTCATTGCCGAGCCGGGCGGCGGTGTCGTCGGAGACAGACACCACCACCCCGGTCACGGCGTGACGCAGACGAGGCATTACGCGGCGTCGATGATCTTCGCGAAGGCGTTCAGATCGGCGATGCCCCAGCCGTAGATGACCTCAGCGCGGAACGCAACCTGATTGTTTCGCTTCAGGTCGCCCTGGCCGTCCGGGTCGCCGAACTGGATGACCTCCAGGCCGATCGCCTTCTGGATGCCCCAGCGGATGCCGGAGAAGTCGCCGACGAAAGCCTTGACGTTGGTGGCCGAAGCCGCGACACCGACAGCGCCGACGGTGTTCGAAACCGACGAGTTGTGGTTCTCTAGGCGGCCAGCCGGAGCGGTCGCGTAGGACAGGTCGGGGTAGAGCTTCTGCTCGCTGGTGGCGTTGCGCAGAGCGCCCCACTGCGACGCCCACGCCGGATCCAGCGCGATATCCGCCGGCACGAAACCATCGGCCAGCACCAGAGCATCAGCGGCGTCCAGATTCGCGTACGGCTTGTCGCTGGCGCCGATCTCCACCGAGTTGGTGGTGTCGGACAGCTTCTCGGTCATCGCCGAGACAGCGGCACCGCCGGTGGGGTTGATGCCATGGAACACACCGAAGTCCAGGGCGCGCGACAGCGCGGGCTGGATCTGATCCAGGACCTGCGAGACCACCTCAAGCTTGTGGTCCTCGTCGGCGAACATGACTTCCTCGGTCCACCGAACCGTCTTGTGAAATTTGAATGGCTTCACGGTCTTGGTGGTGGGGGTGACGGTCGAGGGGCCCTTGTTCGCGCCCTCGCCGACGTACTCGGCTTCACCGATGGTGAAGGTCATCGAGGTGCCGTTGCCGAACTTCATCGGAGTAGCACCGGACAGGGTCGCGATGGTGCTGCCATACTTCACCTTGCCGAGCCACGGATCGATGATCTGATTCGGGATGGTCAAGCCAGCGGTTGTAAAAGCTGCCATTTGTGGCGCTCCTTTTTACTGGGCTCCGCCGAACAGTTCACGCGCGAAGGCGTGCATGTCGTTTTCGGCGGGCGCTTGGTTCTGTCCCTCACGGGGAACGTGATTCTGTTTCTTGCGCTTGTCCGACTGACCGACCAGCCGTTCAACCTGCTTCAGCAGCAAATCGGGATCGGTTGCAGTGAGGAACAATTCAGCGTCCTCAGCGTCGATACCGTGCAGCGCAACGAGATGGGTACGCAGAGCGTCAGCGACCTTGGTAGGTACCGATGCGGACTCGGCCTCAGCCTTCGCGATGCGATCGGCCGCCTTTTCGGCATCCGATTTCTGGGCATCTTTGATCTCGGCGAGTTCTTTTGCCGCAGCGGCGTTCTCTTTGGCGCGCCGCTCTTGCTCACGGGCCTTGGTCTTCCAAAAGTCGACCGTTTCGGTCGGTTTGGTCTCGGCCTGCTGCTCGTTCTGCTGGATAGTGTCGTCGGCGACCGTTTCGGTTGCCTCAGAAGCGTTGTCGGACATAGTTCTCCCGTTTCGGGTATTCCCTTGCCGTTTCGGCGTTGGGGTAGTTAGTGGGTGCCGAGCGACGCGCGCATGTGCGCGAGTACGGCATTCACGTCAATGGCGCCGTGTTCGCCCTTGCCCCGCGTTTCGCGTGTGGCAGCGACGTAGGCTTCGTCCCATTTTTGGACGTGAGGCGGCGGCTGATACTCGGATCCAGGGCGTACCTCGACAGCGATGCAATGGCATCGGTCGTGATATTTGTCGCCCAACTTCTGAGTGCCGCGGGCTTTGATTCCCCCGGCGATGTTGCGACCTTGAAATCGGGTACCGCCAGCGGCCCGGATCCGGCGTTCCTGCAACGTCATTTCCTTGCCACGGCCGACAACCTTCAACGCCGCGGCCTCACTGGTGTAGACCGCGCCGCGGGAGGCCATCAGACCGCAGAAAGCGCAAGCATTCGGAGAGGCGTAGCGCGCCCACCGAGCGCCCTCCTGGTTGACGTTGTCCAGGATGGTCTGCCGCGCCCCATCGAAGACAGAGCGCTGCATCGTGCCCTTGAGCCTGTCCAAGGCGACGGTGCCGTTGCCGCCGAGAGCCCATAGCGCTGACTTGATCAGCTGCTCACGGATCGGCAGCGGACCAGGTACGGGGACATAGTCGGTAATGCTGAGCGAGTCTGCATACCAGGTGGCGGCCAGTTCTGCGGCCATCGCAGCGTACGGATCCGCCAACTCCGGGAACGCTTGGGTCACGTAGTCGGCGAACTCGCCGGTCGGCAGTTCAGAAGCCTGCTGCCACAAAGCATCCAGATCGGCGGCGGCAAGGTCATTGACCTGCGCCAAGATGTACTGGCGCTCAGCCGGCGAGACCGTCATTGGCGCTCACCTGGGATGCGTCCGGGGCGGTAGTGCTCTGCTGGTTCGGCGGCGTCAACCGCTGCATCAACTGCGACACGGTCGCGCGTCGCTTCTCAGCCATCGCCCGCCGGATCTGCTGTTCATCGAGCCCCAACAATTCAAGCCCGACCTCCGTTTCAGCGAGCCACGGAGCCGCCGACAACTGCTTGGTGCCGGCGTCGGCTTCCGCGGAGCGAGACAGATACAGGGGCGACCGCCACTTCGTGTCGACCGTCGCCCATTCCTTCGGAATCGTCTTCTCGTCGTGCGCGATTGCCAGCGCGCGCGTCATCGCGCGACGCATCGCCGGTGCCCAATCGTCGGTCGCGCCTTCGGCTTCTGCGATCAGGTCTTCCCGAGATGCGACGTAGGAGTCCGCCGACGTCGGGTTGGTCATGTCAGACACACCCAGCGACGACAACGGGATCGAAGTCTCTCCCGAAAACAGTTGGGCCTGCTGCTTCAACGTGTCCAAGTGCGGTTGAGGCGACGCGGCCTGGAACTGCCGGATGTCGGCGCGTGCCAACGACTCCGGAGCTTCCTCGTCGTCAGGGATGCCCTTGATCCGGCCCAGGCGTGCGACCCATTCCGATTTCGGCGTGCCGTCAGGGTTCTTGAAGACCGACTCGTCGGCGCCGAGGAGAATCAGTTCCGGGATGGAAAAGACGTCTGATTGGCCTTCCAGTCGCACGACGGTCCTCAGTGCGGCATCGTGCAGCGACATCACTGTCCGCGAGATGCGCGAGTAACCGAATGCGCGGCCGGCTCGCGGTTTGTAGACCAGCGGCTCAGCAGGGACACCCCACGGGTGCTCTTGCCGATCGACAGCCCACTTCGCGCCATCCCGCACCGCGGTAAGCGTCACGCCGTCCAGGTACAGAGCGAGCCCCTTCGGGTTGCCCTGCTCGTCCCGGTCGGTAACCGACAGAAGATTGTCCAATCGGCGTGTGCGTGAATTCCACTCGCCAGTAGCCGACAATGCATCTTTGACATGGATTAGCGACTTCGGCTCGCCGACCGTCGTGTCACCTTCGGTATTCACCAAAAAAGACACACCATGAATCAGCGACGAAATCACCGCCGAAGACGACTCGGCCGCAAAGAAATTGTCGTCCCACACTTGACGCAAGCCAAGCTGGTCGATATCGCCATCCGGCCAAACAAATCCGTCAAGATTGCATCGGCGGGCCAGCATATCAACGGCCTTCGCCGACCAGCCGAGAACAATTCCCAGATTGTTGTACTGCGGCGGAATTACGGTACTGACTTGCCGGGCCTGTCGCTTTCCGTCGTAATACAACGAACGGAGCAGATTCCGGGTCATCCGTTGATTCAGCTGCTTCAACAGCCGATTCAGGGTGGCGTTCTCGTCATCGCTCAGGTCCGGAAGAGTAAGAGTAGTGTCTATCACCTAGACGTACCCCTCCTAGTAGTTCTGGACCGTCCGCTGGTGACGGGCCTCGTATTCGAAATGCCACCGAAGAGGGCCAAAGTCATTGACACAATCGGGGCGATGTTCACTGTTTCGTCTTTGCGGTCCCAGCCCCAGCCGCCAGCGACGCCAATTGCTCGTTTACGGCCGCCTGCAAGAGCGTCATTCACTGCTTGCTGGTCGGCATGCGACAAGTTCTTGCCATTCGTCTTATCGACGAACATTCCGCATGCCTTCGCCATATCGCCAGCGGTTGTCTGAATAACCTTCATTCGCCGCATGCGCATAGTCGGCACAAACGACGACGCCGGCGACTGCGCATCAACGATGACCGGAATTCGATACCGGGCGTTCGCGAACAGCCACTCCATCGCGGCATCCGGATCAACGCCCGCCCACACTTCTTCGCAATGCGCGGATTCTCCGTTGACCCAGCACGCAGAGATCGAGATCTCGCGTTCGTGGGACATGTCCACAGCCAGAGCGTTAGGTCGGACATCGTTGTCAGGGCCGACATCGACCAGATCCGCCCAGTCGCTCGCTTTCACAACTGCGACGTGGCGAACGACCTCGTCCCAGATGCCCAAAGCCTCACGGCGCCAGGAGTCGTCGTCGGTCAGCTTCTTCCGAAGCCGCCGCATCGCCTTGTCCGAAGTACGGTGCGGGAACGAAGGATTCGCTTTCCGCCACTGATCCCGATCCATGAGGTCAGCACCGCGATCGGCGCTGGTCTCGATGTAGATCAAACCTTCGGCGTCGCCCTCCAGCGCCTCCTGTCGCAGCAGCGTGAAGACTTCACCCGGATCCTTCGGGCGCGGTGGCGTCCCCATCATGAAGGTCAGGGGATTCTTGGCCACGTTCTGCGAAGCGGCCATGTCCTCCATCGTCGCCGCGGTCATGATCTGCGCCTCGTCGAACACCAGCACATCGACGTCGGAGAAACCACGACCGAAGCCCGACTCTCGCGCTCCGAACAAGATGCGAGATCCGTTGTTGAAGAGGATCTTTTCGTCACCCTTGCCTCGCAAGACTTGACGAATGTGCGGAGCGACAGTGGGGCGCTGAGCCATACCGTCGAACTGCGCGAAAGTCTCTGCCGCAGTGGCCTTCCGGTGCGCCGTCCAGATCACCGTCAGTCCGGGCTCAAGCAGGCACAGCCCATAAATCAGACACGCGATGAGGTAGGTCTTGCCAACCTGACGCGGAATGCTGATGACGACGGTGTCCGCGGCGTACATGCCGTCGATCGACTTCGCCAGAATCAACTGGCCGGCGCCGTCTTGCCAACCGTCGAAGTACCAGCCCAGTCTTCGGCATGTGTCCCGGACCTTGGGCCAACTCGTTGTGGCGCTGCTCTCCGGATACACGAGGTAGCGGGCAACCTCAGAAAGCTTCCGATCCTTCGGAGCAACGGTCTTGCGCCTAGATGGCGCCGGGATCGAAGACCTCATCAGGAGAATCCACGACGACCGACTGGTCCTCGTCCTGCGCTAACTCGATGAGTTCGATTTCCTTACCGATCTCAAGTTGTCTGCGAGATAGCGCAGCGAGATCCCGCGCGGGTGTCTGAGGGTCGTCGAGTGCCCGCGCGAGCCGACGACGCATCGCCCGCAGCTCATCGAGCCGCGAACCTTCCTCGGCAGCCTCCAGGATCGACCCAGGAACCGACAAAATAGGCCCTGAGCTGGACTTTTCGGCGCTTCTGAATACCTTTGGGGGCATCGGCAGCACCTCCTAGCGCTGTGGAAAAAAATGGAATGGGGGGTATCCGCCTATGCCGTGAGGGGCGGCGGCGTCCCGTTTGAGGGGTGCTCCCCCCAGGGGTGGCGGTATGGAATTCGGACATTTCGACGGTAGCGGAATGGTAACTGAAGGCTGCTTCAGGTCCATTTGCGGTGTGTGATGAATGTCCGTGGGCCTTCGACGTTTTTGAGTTCGTCGGGGGTCTTGTTGCTCTTGTCCCGGTTGCATTTGCGGTGCGCGGGCTGCTTGTTCTCGATGGTGTCGGGTCCGCCCTTGCTGAGGGGGATGATGTGGTCGACCGAGAACGACCGAGGGTCGGTGTGGTGCGCCTTGTAGTCGATGTCTTCACCGCATATGGCGCATGGTGGCTTGGTGCGCCTGATGGTGGCGCGGTGTTGGTCTCGCGTGGTGGTGTTGCGCTGCACACGAGCCATGTGTGGTACCTCTTGGTTCAGCGGGCTGACTGCATATCCCTGCTCGCGTTAGGTCTTCGCATACCGGTTGGTCCGATGGAGCAGGAGGCAGTACCCGCGATGGTGATCACTGGAGCGTTTCTCGCTGACTACGCCGAGGTCCGTGGCGAGAAGCTGTATTGCGAGGGCGGCGCGTGGTCGGACGTATCTAGGCCATGGCCTGACGCCTACCTGGCTCTGCTTCTCGATACTGGCCCAGATGATGTCGGCCGCACCTATCAGTTGGTGATTGGTGTGACTGGCCCGGATGGTGAGCAGCGGGACTATGCGAGCGGGATGATGCCGATCCGGCAGCGGGCGATGGTGGCTACCATGCCGTTTCCGATTCCGCCCGATTTGGGTGCTGGCCGCTATGGGTTCCAGTGTCGGCTGATTGGTCAGGATCGTGCGCCTGCGGTGTTCGGGTTGCACGTGTACTGACGGCGTCTATCCGATGCGTGGCACCGGGATTGATCCGGGCATGACGGCTTCGAGTGGCACTGTGGTTGTGGTGCTGGCGTTGTGTCCGCAGGGTTCGATGTAGTTGCCTCGTCGGCATCTGCAGTTCTTTGCGTCGTGCCAGGCTTCGGCTGGCTGCCCGCATTCCGCGCAGACGAGGTGTGGGTTTGGGAACGGCGACGCGGTATGGGTCACTGCTGATTTGCGTCTGGCCATTTAGAACACGATCACGTCGATGGGGTTGGGCACCTTGATTGGGCGGCGAAAGAGCGCGCGCAGGCGCTGAAAGATGTTGCGGCGGTGCTGCTGCTCTGTTTTGGGCATGTCCTGTTCGCGGATTGCGGGGCACTGTGCGCATGTGAAGGTGCGGAAGGTGCGGCGGTACGTGATGCGGGGTGTGTATGGGCCTTGCTGGATCTTGGTGATGGTGCGGCCTTCGACCCACTGGTGCGCGTCGTCGGCGCAGTATGCGGGGGTCATTCCCAGACTGCCGAGTTCGCAGTGCTCCGGATCCGGGCGATGATCTCGTGGCTTTCTTCAGCGCACTGGAGCATTGGGCCGGTCGTGAGTCGGAGGAGTGATCCACCGCCGTCGACGGGGTCGATTGCGACGATGTGGTGTGCGTTGACGTCTACGCTGCCTTTGTCGCTGGTGTAGGTGAGGGTGATGAAGAGGGGGCGACTAGTCATCTGCGGCTCCGTATCCGCCGAGGATGGCGAGGAGGAAGTCCATTCCGCCTTGGTAGAGGACTTGCCCATCGTCATCGGGTTAGTGATTTTCACTGCGATTCCTCGTCGGCGTCGATGCGTTCGACGGTGATTCGCTCGCGGATGATGCCGTTGTCTTCGGTGCGGGTGTGTGCGACTTCGCGATGAGGGACGCCGTTGTGCCACCAGGTGCTTTGGTCGCCGTCCTTGGTCACGCGGAGCAGCACTGCTTTGGCCCAGGCGCGGAATGGGTCTTCTGCTGCTCGGGTCATTCGCCGGTCACCTCAGTCCGTTCGGATTGAAGGTGTACGTGTCGCCGGTTGCCGGCTCGCACATTTGGGCGTTCAGGCGGCTGAGCGTCCGCCGACGCTGGCGGCGTTCGACAGCCTGTGCGATGGCCTTGGGGTCGTAGCCGTCGACCTTGACTCCGAACCCTTCGGCCTTGACCGTGTTGTCGTTGGAGGCGGGTTCGGGGTCTCCGGGCAGTTCGACGCTGTTGGCGAAGGCGAGGACGCCGCGTGCGCCTGTTGCCGCTTTGAGGTTGTCTTGCTGCGCCTCGATGCTCGCGTCATCGTCTGGGGTGACGTTGTCGAGGATGAGGCAGAACGGGGTTGTGGAGAAGGTTCCGACCGTTTCGGCGGGGAGTTCGAGAATGCGTAGGCGCATGGATTGGCTCCGGTTTGGCTCGGGTTGTGGCTCAACGTTTGTCGGCCTTTGGTGTCGGAGGGCCGGGACTCCGGGTCCGAGCGATGAAATTTGCACCTTCATGCCGGACGGTCGGGATTGGCCGGAGCCACTTGCCATCCCGAAGTTTTGTTAATTCGGTCACACTCTCCGAATTTGGCCATTTTGGACCGGAAATGCACGAGCAGACCGCGCCCGATACGCACTCTCAACGCTCGGGTATTTCCAATGGCTCGCGGTCTGCTCGTGCTGAGAGGGGATCGCCACGCAAGGACAACAGGCGGTCAACCCTCGGCAAAAACCCCGGTTTAGCTGGGGTTATGGATTGTGTTCGCGTTCGCCGATTTTGGGCGTTCGCGAGGTGCTGGCCGATTTTGGGTAGCGTCGGCCAAAGGCTCGGTATTATTATACCGGGAACGTCAAGTCGGGTTGGCGTTCAGGCGGCTTTCGATGCCTGGATTCGGCTTCGAGGACGTCTGACACGAGCACTTTTGGCCGTCCCTTTTCGCCGTGGTTCTCGATGAGGCCCTTGTTGACCCATGCCCGGATCGTGCCGGCGGGAATGCCGATGGACCGCTCGACATCCACCGGGGAGAGTCTGGCGTCCATGAGGGCCGCTGCGGCTTCGGCGGGCAGCTCGATGGGTGCTGCCCAATGCTGGCCGCGCTGGCGGGCGATTTCGTCTATCTCGGCGCATCGTTGGGGCGCGATGGCTTTGAGGGCGTTCCGATAGAGGCGTGCGGTGTCGCGGGCGTCGTCGAGGGCGCTGCGGCGCATTCTGGGTCTCCCTGTGTCGGGTTGGCTAACGGCGGTGTGCTGGCGGGCGATTACCGGTCGTGAAATCGTTCATCCGTCGCGTGGTCGCGTTCGTGAAGGCCCATCCCAAGGGATGCACTTGGGCCGGCCTGATCTTCGGCGTGTTCGGGCTCATCTCGGAGATCCAGAATCTGATTGCTCCGGATCCGACGCGACCGGACGACAACCCGGTTACCGGTTTTTTCATCGCCTTCCTGATCATCGGCGGATGCTCGTTCCTGCTGATTCGCTGGCGGTTACGTGAGCAGGCGGCGAAGAACGCGGAAATCGCGGCTCGTGCGGACGCGCAGCACCAGGCGTTCCTTGCGGGTGACGATTTCGGCGTCTTCGGCACCCGCGAGACTCCGCCGCTATAGGTCAGATCTTCCACCGCCGATCGAAGTCGGGATGGTCGGACCAGATCGAGGCTATTGCCTCGCATGCGATCTCGGCGTCGGTGCCCCACGTCACCTCGGAATTGTTGGCGATTCCGAGCAGTGTGTCGATTGATTCCAGTGCAGCACGAATCGCGGCGCACTGCCGCAAGACGCGCGCCGGATCGTGGCGGGCGATGTGCTCGGCCTCGTCCGCGTCCACCGAGGGCAGTATGCCTTCGCGGTCGCATGTGACGTAGGCGTAGTCGTATCCGACATGCCCTGTCCCATAGCTGTATTCGCGTGTGGAGTCGGGCCGGTAGACCTCACCGTTGGCTGCCTGCGGCACATAGGGGGTACGGCCGGGCCTGTTCTCGTTGTCGTATGCCCAACGGTCACCGCCAGCGGTCTTGGCGATCGCCTCGTCCTCGTCCAACCGGGCGTTGATGAATGCGGTGACGGTGATCATGCCGCGGCCTCCATGTTGGTGAGTGCGTCGAATTCGTCTGCGGCCCAGGCGTGGCCGCAGTGCGCGCATGAGATTAGGTTTTCGTAAGGGTTCGACGTGAGTGTGCGGCGCCCGCAGTCCTGGCAGGGTTCCCGCAACCATGTCACTGCTCCAGTTCGGCCGAGCAGTCGGTTGGCCGCCCGGTGGAGGCGTTCGAGCCGCATCAGTGCGTCAGCACCGTCGAGGGGGGTTCTGGTCCACTGCACGTGTCCGTTATCGCCTACGGAAGGGATTCCGACTGATTGTGCCGGGAGGTCAGCCAACGTCCCGAGGTGGCGGGTCAATGCGGTCACGTGGCGGGCGACGCGTGCTTGGGCGTTGCCCGGCATGGCGTCTTTGACGTGTGGGGCGACGCGCCAGGCCCAGCGTCCCACTTCCTGGTCGATGACGGTGGCCAGGTCGAGAGCTTCAAGGCGCACCGGCACCTTGTGCCGATCCGGTGTTTGGTTGACGCGGGGCGACGAGTCCAGTCGACTGAACACGTTGCCGGCGGCCCGGTTCAGGGCGATCCAGTCATCGGCCAGTTGTTGGATGGCGGCGAAGGCGTGGCGTTCGCAGGGCGGGCACAGTCCGGCGCGTTCGATGATGGCGCCGACCTTCTCGCCGTCGTCGGTGCGGGTGGCTTGTCGGCAGTGGTGACCGTTTCGGCATTCGTGGGGGTGGCTCATTGGTTCTCCTTGATATTCCCACTGTTGGGGGTGGTATCCCCATCTGTGGGCGTGATGTAGCCGAGGGCGCGAAATATGCGTTTGACCAGGGCTTCGAATGCGTTGATGTGTCGCACCCAGCCGTTCAGCTTGCGGTGGAAGTCGTCGTGGAGGGCGACGTTGACGACGTAGCATCCGCACTCTGCGCAGACCTTCCCGCCGGGCTGGGGCGGTGTGCTCCCAGGGGCGGGAGTCGGGTTGTCCTCTGGGGAAGGCGATTCGGGGGTGGCGGGTTTGGGCCTTGTCCGGCGAGTGATCCGGAGCGTGCTCGCGGTCTTGGTCATGGTGGGCTCCTCGGACCCGATGGGGTGATTCGGAATCACGCCATCGGGTGTGGGCGGTTAGGCGGCGTGTTGGGTGATGCCGAGTCCGGCGGTGATGCCGCGGAGAATCTGCGCGGCTTCGGCAAAAGACACGGGCTCGCCGGTCGTCCAGGCGCCGTGGTTGATCCGGAAGCGGCTCGGTTCGGGTTCGTACACAGTGAAGTGCGTGCCGTGGCGACCGTTGATGACTTCGGCTTCGTGGCGGAGCTTCCAGAGCGCCGGCGTGTAGTCGTCGATCATGGGCGGGGGTTCGTGCTGTGCGGCGGCGATCGTGGCAGCGAGACGCACGGCGGCCCAGTCGGGTTCGGGTATGTCGCCGTGGTCTGAGGTGGTCTCGGTCTGCTGGCTGCGGGGCGGCTGGTAGTCGGCAAGGGCGGCGTCGGTCAGAGCCTGCCAGTGGATGGTCATGTTTCCTCCTGGTTTTTGTTGGGGCGGTTCGTGAAGGGGGTCCGGGTGGCGGACCCCCTTCACGTGGGCGGTTACGCGTTCTTGGGGATTCCGGGTCGACCGTGGCGGGTGAGGATCGCGTTCGTGAGTTCCCAGCGGTTCTCGTCCACCCATCGGCGAAGTTCCTCGACTGCGGTTTCATGGTCGGGCGCGTCGAAGACGGTTTCGGGCTGCCGGATTCCGGCGTGCGTTTCGAATTCCGGGGTATAGGGGTGGGCCGCCCACACATCGAGAATCTGGCTGGCATGCTCCGGCGAGTGCCAGGGCCGCAGGTGGTGGCAGTAGTCGACGATTTCACCGGGCATGATGCGGCGCGCACGCGGTTTGGCGTAGTGAGCGCGGACGGCGTCGAGGGCGTCTTCGGGGAAGATTCCGCGGCCGTCGAAGATGCTGGCCCACGCGTCAACGGTGGCGTCGCTGTACGTGACGCGTGGGTCGATGAGTGCGGCCTTTTCGAGGACGGCGCGGGCGGTTTCGGTGGCGGTCAATGGATCTCCTAAGGCTTGTGCGGAGAGGGCCGGGTTATGCGGGCCGGATTCGCGGAAGCTGCTGGTAGTAGTCAGGATCGGCGGGAGTCCACGGCAGGGTTTGCCCGTGCTGGAGCCGGGTCGGCCATGCGCGTTCCTCGCGCGAGCCGCGCCACGACACGACGTCCACGAGCTTGGCGCGCGCCTCGCCAGGGTCGAGTTTCGAGCGACGCAGCCCGAAACCGAACTCGCTCCAGCGACGGAACAGCGACGACCCAGAAGGGCGCATTTGCCGGTCGCCGTTGGTGTCGGTGGCGTTGCCTGCGTGCGCTTCGGTCAGCAGCGCGAAGCCGTGCTTCTCGCGCAGAAGGTCCAACTGCCACACCAGTTCTCGGGCCGCTATCTCGTCGTTGATGTTGGCGTGGTGGAGCTTGTACAACGGTCCGAGCACCAGCAGATCCGGCGCGGTCACCGAGATCGCGTGATCGAGCCATGCGACCTCCCGCGCGTTAAGCATGTCGATGCCGGCGGGGCGCATCTCGATGAACATTTGCTCGGACCACTCGGTTGGCGGTAGGCCGTGGTTGTAGCGAGCCGCGTCGACCAGGCCAGTCATCCACTTGAATCGCCGTCGGGACTGCGCCGGTGAGTTCTCGCAATCGACGACCAGTACCCGGATTCCGTGCCCGCCACCGCCGAGGGGTTCGCCGGTGAACGGATGCATCCCAGCAGCCATGCAGCACGCCAACTGCGAGCACAGGACCGTCTTTCCCCCACCCTCCGCTCCAGTAAGGACGATGCGTTCCATGCGTTCGAGCAGTCCGGGGATGATCCACGACCGGATGTCCTCGATGTCGAGGAAGTCGCCCAAGCCCATCGGCGGGGGTGTGTCAATAGCTGCAGTGCGTTGTTCGGCTTCGTCGCAGGCGCGGCGCACCTTGGCGATCGCAGCCGCGATGTCGGCAGGGTCGGTGCCGGTGTTCCACGCGGATTCCATAGCCTGTGCCAGCCAGATACCGGTTTGGGACAAGCTGCGAGCGGTTGCGAGATCACGCACCCGCTCGGCCAGCAGCGGCACCGATTCCGCGACGGCTGCGATCTGCTGGCACTCCAGCAGCAGCAAAGGGCTGATCCGCGCTGGCACCAGGCCCCGCGACTGGGCTTCGACCAGAACGGTTTCCGGGGTAACGGGTCGGTCGTTCGTCAGCAGGCCGCGGATCACCGTCGCGATGTGGCGATGGGACGGCACGTACCAATCGTCCGCGCCGATAGTTGCGAACTGGTCGTAGACCTGGCCGGAGCCCATCAAGACTGCGCCAAGGATCGCCTTCTCGGCGGTTCCGTCGTAGCGGACTTCGTCGTTCATTCCTGCCATTGCGGGCTGTTTCCTCCGGTGCGGATGAGCTTCGTGACGTGACCGGGCATGATCCAGTCGGTTGATGCGCTGTAGTGCTGGTGGACGGCGTCGAGGGCGTCGTCGTAGCTCCAGCCCGCACGCCATGCGGCTTGGGTCCAGGCGTCGATCAAGGAGTCAGCTGGTTTGCGACCGTCGTAGGTGGCGGCGGTCTGGAGTACGGAAATCACTTCGTCGTGGGTCATGCGACGCTCCAATCGGCGGGCTCAAGTTCGATGTCGGGCCCAGGGTCCGGGGGGTGTTGTTCGATCGCAGTGGGGTTGTTACTGAGCGCATTTCGGGGGCTGGGACGCGAGGTGACGGGGCGCTGTTTCTTCTGCTCCCAGTCGAGGACGTTGGCGTCCTTCTTGGGCAGCGCGGCCTGGGGCGGGTTCACCCACTGGAGCCAGTGCCGGTCATCCAGCCACTTCGTGAAGCCGGGCGTGTATTGGTCGGTGTGGACGCCGGGCTTGCTGGCGTAGTTGCTGACCGCGCGGTGGATAACGGCGTCAGGGTCAATGCCGGGGAAACGTTTCCCGACTTCCTTGATCGCCTCGTCGTACGCGCGACGAGCGTTCCCGCTGCCACCCTTCCGCGGGTAGATGTCGTATGAGCCTTCGAACGTGTTGGCTGCCACGACCGGGCGGGCGATGGTGTCGTTGACGCCTAGCGGCTTCGTGGGAACGAGTTCGAGGCTGGCTCGACTCGCTGTGTCCCGCTGTGGGTTCGAAGGCTCTGAGCAGTTATCGGTTTCGCTGTCTGCTACCGGCGCGAGAAGCGGCGATTGCCGCGCCGCTCGCGCGCGTTTCACTTCTTCAAAAGATTCACTTCTGGAACCTTCACTTCTATGTTGCTCTCTGGGAGAGCAGGGTTCGGGCGTACCTTGCTCTCTGGGAGAGCAGGGTTCCGAAAACCCTGCTTCCTGAGAGCGCAGGGTTTCGGGGGCAACGGCATCCGAACCCTGCTCTCCAGCGACGCAGGGTTGCCCGTTGTCGTCCAGCAGGATTGGCGCCGAGAGGCAGGCGATCTCCTCCGCGGAGAAGGGCGCGTTGGCCGCCTGGAGGTGCCATACCTCACCCGTCGGCTTCGCGTTTCCGAGACGGCGGTAGCTGTACTGCCGGACAAGCCAGCCGCGCTTCTCAAGCTCATCCACGGCCGCGCTTACGGTGTTGCGGGACAAGCCAGTCTCTTTCGCGAGTGCCGCGATCGAGACCCGCCACTTCTTCGGATCTTCTGCCCAGACGAAGTACGCAATCGCCTTCGCCCTGAATGACAACTCTTCGTCGCGCCTGATGGCCATAGGTGTGGCCGCATAAAGTTTGGTTCCGTCTGGATTCATGCCCATCTGTCCATGCCGCTCGATCGGATGACGGTTCGCCGGTCGGCGATTACTCACGCCGCCTCCTGTGCGTCGTCGCGGAAGCGGTAGACGGTGCTGAAGTGCCGTACGACGCATTCGGCGTCGGCGATTTCTCGACCCTGCTGGAGTAGGACAAATGCCCGCTTCACGCGGTGATCGTTTTCCGAATACGGGGTCCCCGCCGGCCGCTGTTTCAGCGACAAAGTCGTGTAGGCGCGGCGATCGTCGAGAGGAATAACGACCGAACCGGCATGTCCGGAACGAATTACCGTGTGATCCTCGTCATTCGTGGCTATTGGAATCGCCTCCTCGGCGATATACTCGAATCCGTACCGGGATCCGGTAGAAAACCCCGGTTTTGCACGCGGTGGCACGCGTGCGATGCGCATTCGGGTCCGGGCGTTTAAGGGACGCCCGGACCCGAACAAGCGCAATAGAGCAACCTCAGGGGCGGACGTAGATGTCCAGCAGGGTTTCGCCGGTCGGCGGATGGAACTCCAACTCATCCATCAGAACGCCGATCGCGCGGTCCAGATCCTCGGCCGACGTGCCCTTCAGCATCTCAACGGTCAAAGCCTTATCGGCGCCGATCTTCGCGTGACTAACCAAGTCGCCGCTATCGCCGTCGTCGAATTCGTTCTTCACGGACTCTTCGGCGATGTAAGTAACGGTGATGCCGTGTTCGGCGATGCAATAGACGCTAGCGCCGCCCATTCCGCAATCGGCGGCAAGAATGCGGAAATGACTGAGCTGACCGACACTGGTCATTGTGGCTCCTATTTGGTGTGTTTGAACGCCCAATATCCCGGTGCAAGGAATGGGCGAGAGAATCCCTGGGCGCGGACAACAAAGCCCGCGCAATTAGGGCGAGAGATCCCGCAGAAGCGGGCGAATGAATAGCGAGAGCAGCCCTCAGGCGGCGTCGGCAGTTCCCCAGGCAGGAAGCTGGCGGAGATAGAGGTCGAGCGATTCCCGCGAATACAGCACTTTGGCGCCGATCTTGCGGGCGGCGATCCGCTCGGCGCGCAGCAGTTCGTACAGCGTGGTCCGTGACAGACCGGAGTAGGCCATTGCGGACCGAGTGTCGAGATACTGGGGGCGACGGTCGACTCGGTCGCCGTCGAAGAACTCGCTGATCGCTGCGCGCACGGCGCGGTCGACCTCCAAGCGCACAACTTCGGCGGTGTGCGCGGGTGGTTCGACAGTGTTATGGTTTGACATGGACCTGTCCTTGTGAGGGGTCTTTTTCCGCGGATGCCGTAGGGGCGGTTCTTGGCAGGGCTTGCCCTCGGCGTTCCGTGTTGGGTGTTCGCGCGTTAACGAACTGGTGTTCGAGCATAAGATTATCGGCGACGTCAAACCCGCCTTTAAGCTGCATGAACGCGCGTAATTTCCGCAGGGGTGAAGTCGGTGGTGATTGCCGCGAGAGGCACCCCCAGCAAGTTTGCAATCCGCAGCGCTGTGCGAGGCGTACACGCCCGCCGGCCAGCCTCGATGTTGGTCATGTGCGACCCGGACAATCCGAGCGCTTCCGCGAAACCGATCTGCGTCCAACCGTAGGCTTCCCGCAGAGCGCGGATGGTCTGGCCGGTTCGGATCGGGTCTGATCTCGTGTTCATGGTGAAAGAATATGAAAGTTCAGGAAGCTAGTCAAGCCCGATTGTGCAGATACCGGAAGATAGTGTGATGCTTTTACATGGCGGTACACGCCCTGAAGTGCAGCGATACCAGTTTGTGTGATTCGCGACATGATGCACAAAATTTCGCGCCAGCACGCCATCTGAGGCACCATAGGAAGCATGAGCGACGATCCCGCTGCTAGAGACTGGCAAGCCCTCGGAGCGGCAATCGTAAGTCGACGTGTCGAGCTGGGGATGAACACCCGAGACGAGCTTGCCCAACGCATTGACCTCAGCTATCGAGCCCTCACCGACCTAGAGAACGGCAAGCGCGCCTTCTCCATGAACACCCTCGCCAAGGTCGAACAAGCGTTGGAGTGGGCACCCGGAACCAGTGTGAACATTCTGGAAGGCAAGTCGGAACCTGAGAGCACGCCTGAGGGCGACCTAATCACTATCCAGCCTCAGATCATTCCGATTCCGCAGGTTGTGGCTCTCATGGAAGCCGCGACGCGAGCACGAACCGCCGCGGATGCTGTACGGCGCGAGTCCAAGAAGTCTCTTGCCACCGTGCAACTGATCTCCGCTGCGCAAGAACTGGAGGAGGCGGCCGTCGAGGTCGTGCGGTCATGGTTCGGCGGCCGAGACAAGTTGAGGGATATGGCGGCAGCCATGAACTCCTTCATCGCCTCCGAAGATCGTCAGTGA